CTTTATCCCCTATTACATTTATTAATGGATTGTCTTTATCATCAACAGGAGCAGGAGTTGTTTGAACATCTGCACCCATCATACCTTGTCTCATTTCTTCTTCCATGTTTTGATTACTCCTGTTATATAACATATTGGTTCTAGTAGATTACTATAAATTTTACCTAATAATGAAGGCTTACTATTAAACATTATGTGTTTTAAATGTTGTGTTCTATGTTTAGCTACATGAGAACCTAATGCTTTTATACTTTTATTTTTATGCATACCTTTTACAAAAGGTTTAAATAGTTTATGGTAACCCTCTTGATGCTCTATAGTTAAATATCTTTTTTGATATATGTACCATATTCTCATAGCTTTAGCCCAATCTTGTAGTCCTGTACTTTGATACATAGCAGTACATACTATACTTTTAGGTTTTCCTCCCCCAGAGCCTCCGCCCCCTCCGCCACTTTTAGGTGCAGGATTAGTAACGACTTTACCATTACTATCTCTAACTGGATTTCCATATCTATCTGTAACTGCTCTCATAGTAGGGTCACCTGTTTGTTCTCTTGCTTCTCTATCAGAATCTCTTTTATTAGCATCAATAATATTTTGGTCTATATTTTGACCATACCCTATTCTATCTTTTTGTCTTTTCTCTTCTTTTTTTCTTTCTTGTCTTTCTTGAGTTTGTTGTTGTCTTAAAAAATCAGGTTCTTGTCCTGCAGGTTCTGATACTTTGTCAGTTGTTCTAGTGTCTGTCATTAAACTTCTTTGTGCATCTGAGCCCGATGTTGCATCACCTGCAGTAGTAGGTGCTGTAGATGTTTGTCTACTTTGAACTTCTTCCATGACAGAAGCATCTCCACCTGTTTGTCTAATAGGTATTGTGCCTGTATCTAACTGTCCTGATATCATATCTAACTCTCCAAATCCAGGTCTAATTACTGTATCTGAAGTTGGTGTAGGGGTTTTAAGATTATCCTCTCTAATTTGTTTTTGTCTTTCTTTAATTTCAGCTTCAGTTAAAGGTTTAGTTTTTGGCCCCATTCCATCACTTTTACCATAAGTTGTAAATGTAACAGGCCCTGCTATTTGTACTCTACCAAATTCATCTCTCATAAGACTTCCATCAGGATTTGTTTTTTGTGTAGAAGCTATATTTCCTTTTAATGATTCATTTGTTAATGCTCTTTGAACACTTAACTTTCCTTTTTCATTATCAACTTTTACAATATTTTTACCATCTTTGTCTTGAGTAACAGAAACTCCATCTAAATCATTTAAAGTTTGTAATTGTTTATCTGCTTTATTTTTTTGAAGTATATTAATAGGGTTGCCAATAACAGGAATTAAAGAAAGCCAAGGTATATTATTATCTATTGTATATGTTACATCATCTTGGTATGTTCCATCTTGAGTAATTCCTTGGTCTCTTAGAACCTTTTCATTAAATACTTGTCCCAAAGCCTGTGCAGTATCTCCTATATTTCTACGTCTATCTGGTACAATATTATCTTTTTTATCACTAGATTCTTGTTGTATAGGTACACATCTTTTTAGCTGTGGGTCATATTTAAATCCAGGAGGACATGGGTCTATTGCAGGTTGCTCTGGTTCTACAGGTCTAGTTATTGGTGGAGTAGGAGTAGGAGTTACATCCTCTACTATACCCTCACCTGGTTGAGGTAAAGGTTTTTCTTGTCCAGTTATAGGGTCAATACTAAATTTAAAAGGTGAACCCGCTAACATACCTGCGTCAGGTTCTACTAAACTTCTTTCACCTTCTGCACCATATCTAATAACTGCAGGACCTTTATAAACTTCACTAGGGTCTACAGGTTGCACTGCTACTTCTTTAGTCTTAGACATAATACTATCTGTAGTTGTATCTAATACAGGTTGAGTAGTTTGTTTTTTAACAGCAGTTCTAAAAGGAAACATAATTCCTTCTGATTCTTCTTGTAATTTTTTTTGTAAATCGCTTAGTGTAGACATTTATTTATTGTTCAGTTGGTCCTTGAGGTTGAGTATTTGGTGCAGTAAAGCCGCTCTCCCCTGGAGTTTGTGGAGTTCCGACTCCGATATTGCCACCTCCAGACCCTTGTGTGTCAGTGACAGTTGCTCCTGCAGGTACTCCTCCAGTAGCTCCCATGCCGCCTTGTTGTTGGTTATTGCCTTCAGCTTGTTGATTTGCATTCATTTCTCCTATCATCTTTGCGAAGATTGCTGCTTTCTCAGGGTCGTTAACTAACTGGTCAGGGTCAATATCCATTGACTTTGCAATCTCTCTAATAATACTATGCCATTTTACAAACGGTGCTAAGAATTGATTTGATGCAACTTGCATAAATGTCATCAATCTCTGAGACCTAACTTCTTTTTGCATTAGAGAACTTGTGCCTTGTGCCTTAACATCTAAGTCACCTTGTATGTCAGGAACATCTTTATTAAATTGCATGTTCCATTGAAATAATGTTTCTCCTAATGGTCTTAATAAATAATCATCTACATTCTTTACAACTGTTTTAATATTTAATGCAGCAGCACCCATAAGCATTGACATACCTGATGCTGTTCTAGTTGTTGACATAACTCCAGTTGTACCATGTGAGTATGAGGGTATACCTGTAGCTTCATCTGCTAATTGTCTAAACTTATCAAATATCTGCATATTCTCAGGTGCAGTATTTGGGAATCTTAAACCATGTAGTGCTTGTCCTGTTTGTCCACTTTGTCTTCTAAATATCTTACCGGGAAAGATAGTCATGTCTTGTCCAGGGACTAACATTGTTTCATCTACATCAAAAACTAAATTACCTGCTAGTGCTAAATTATCAATAGCCATTCTTGCATGACCATTCATAATAGTCTGTGAATCATCCATATTTTCTGGAATACCTACACCAAAAAATTGATATGGATTTATTTCATAAGGACACACCATAAAAGGATTTCTTGCAGGTGTAAATGGATTTAAAACTAATCTTAATATTTGTCCGTTAGATATCCAAGCATTAATTTGTACTTCATCTAACTCATCTGAAATATCATCAGGCATTTCTATACCTGCTTCTTCTACTAGATACTTATCCATAGTACCCCAGTATTCTAATACTTCAAATCTATTTCTATTATATTCTTCTTGATTTTCTCTATCAAACAATGCAGTTTCATAACTTCTTGTTTCATAGTTAGGACCACCTGCTAGTACATCTTGTATTGCAGATTTCCTGAAGAAAGGTCTATTCATTAAATCTCTTAATTGACCTCTATTGTAGATATGTCTTTGTATGACATAATCTGCATCTTCAATATTTATTGCGTCTGGGTCAGGATATAAATCCCAACAACTAACTGCTTCTATTCTAGGAACTAGTTTAGTGCTTGGAGTGTACTCTCTTTCACCT